CCAAGTCACCAAACCGGCGTACCGATTCTTCTCCATCAGTAGGAATGACTGCGACCACTTCTCAAATTGCACGATGATTGGGTGCATACGCTTGTTCATTTCAATGACCGATTCAATCCCCACTTCGGGCGACTCCACTTCGCACATCACCGAATCGGTGTGACCGTACACAACACGGTGACCCATGTCCTCGGCAACATCTCGCAACTTCATCAAAGTGGCACGAGAGGTGTATGTGATTGCTGATGCTATTTCGGGGTGATACAGCCCGTATTTGGCATCGCCTGCCACCCCGTACATGGAAGCCACCAATGACTTTGTAGCGTACTGTAAGGCGTCGTATCGCACCCTTTCTGCTTCGGTTGTAGCCTGCTTCATCAAACCCTTGTAGTGGTCACGCAAGACAGTCATTTTATCCATTTGTCGGACAAGCAAACCCTTCTTGTCTGCCCCGTGAATGAAACGAGTCCCATTCCCACAGTCCCGAACATCAATGGCGAATTGACCATCTTTGTATAATGTGTCCCACGAAATGTTGTGCAAGGCGACATTACTGTGGTACATCGCTTTTATGTCAAAAATACCAATGTCGTCATACACACCCTTCTCGCCATCCATCACAATCGCGCCTTCATACGCCTGCGCTTCAAACCGTGGCTCACTCGGCAGTTGTTTTTTGAACTGTGGGTCGCTTAAAGCGAGGCAAGAAAACACCTGCGTGATGTGTGGTGTCGAGCGAATCTCGCACTGTGCGATGTGCTGTACAGCGATGAAGTATTCCAATGCGTTGACCAACTTGTCCAACTTTGGAAGGAGTTCAACATCTATGCGGTTGTAGTGGAGATACAGAACGGGGTCGGTGTAGTAGGTGTCGTGACCGTCCTTGAGTTCGACTTTCTTTTCCCCTAATGCTTCCCAAGCAACATCATCCAACTTGTAGTTCGGCAACTTGCCATTCTTCAACTCGTACAACTTGGGGAATGCGAGGCGCAAGTCGATAATGTTCCGACCGACGATTGGTTGCGACCAATCCTTGTACTCGTAGCGCAACTTGTTCATCGGCGACATAGCGGTGGCACGAACACCAACCTTTTGACAGCGTGTGATGATTTGCTTTATGTCCGCACCTGTGACATACCAACCGGTGATAATGTCGGGGTCATGCTTTCGCATGAAAGATACGAAATGCGACAAGAGTTCAGCCTCGGTGTCAAAGACGATAACGGGGGTTTCGTAGGTGTAGCGGTTTTGGTTAGCATCAATCATTTGCTTGTATTTTCCCTTTTCGATGTTAGGCATGACAGCCCACGAGTATAGTCTTTCGGTAAAAGAATCATAGACCGAGAGCATTGTGATTTCGCCACTGTTGATTTTCCACTCACCGTCAAGGTACCAAACCCTGTGGTTGTATGATTCAAACGGCTTCTCACCGGACTTGACTCGTGCCGTCAATGCTTGGTTTGTGAAGGGAATGTTGCCTTCCCATGTGTGACCGGTCTTGTTGAGTTCACGAATGCTCCAAGTGTCGTAGCCTTCAACTTTGACGACACGCGTACCAAAGACTCCTGTGAAACCACCGGTCTTCTTGTAGCCATGAATGTATTGTGCATCCTCTTCGCTAACATAGCAATAAGGATTATACTTCTTGATTACCGTTTCCTGTCGCTTGTCGTTTTTGTCACGATAGCGAACGACCACATCGTTCTTACCTTTCTGTTCAACAATCATCTGTCTGCCTCAATATACCCTTGTATTGTAGGCATATAAAGGTTATTGACGGCGACCACGGGGTCTTGAAGGGATGCCTAATTTGACAAGCCACTGATGAATACTCATCGGAGTAATGTTGAACATAGATGCTATTTCCTTGAGAGTCTTGCCTTCATTGATATACTCGTTGTACAGCCAATCGTGATTCCGATACAATTTTTCCTTTGGTATTTCGGTAATTTTAACCGAAGCAGCAATTGTTCGACCGCCATAATCGAATTGAAATTCTGTTTCGCAATTCGGATTGGCATTTTCATCGGCATCCATCATTCTAATGGTATTGAGAATTAGATTTTGTTTGAGAGCGTCGGTTAGGGGGTATTCCGCCATGATACTAAATTAGGGCCGAGGGATATAAAGGTAGTGTGGCGGCATATAAACGCAAATCAATCGTCACGAACTACCCGTTGCGTTCCGCAATACTTTCTTTTTGCCTCGCCGGTACTAATCCGATGATTGGTGGAAGCGGACATGACTACCCTGCCACACCCATTACATTTACGCAAACACTTTCTTGCCATTAGAACCACTCCCTGTTCGCTTTGTCAAGCCCAATCTCTTCCCGATACGCCAAGATTCGCTTGTGTGCTATCTCGCTGTATTTCTCACTGTACTCAAGAAGCAACGCTTTGCGACCATGCTTGATGGATGCGATGGCGGTTGTGCCAGCACCCCCGAAAGGGTCCAGCACAGTACCGTTAGGAGGGCAACCAGCGAGGATGCAAGGCTCAATCAGTTCGACGGGAAACACTGCGAAATGCGCTTCGGGGAATGGCTTGGGACCGACCCACCAAACACTACGCTTGTTTCTTTTAGCGTAATTCTTTACACGAGCGTCTGCGATTCCTTTCGCCTTGCTTGTGCGGTTGGGGTCGCCTGCGGCCCATTCTTCATTCTCGGCGTACTTGTTGGCTGACTTGTTCTTATCCGGCTTACCAACAGTGTCTTCCTTGATTGCCTCGTTGTCGTAGTAGTAATCTTTACTTTTCGATAAAAGAAACACATACTCATGGTTTTTCGTACAGCGGTCACGAACAGATTCCGGCATACAATTTGGTTTAGCCCAAATAATGTCCTGTCGCAAGTACCAACCATCGGCACGAAGGGCAAATGCGAGCATCCACGGGATGCCAACTAAATCCTTCTGCTTGAGGTCGCCGGATGCTTGGTTGCGTTGGGTAGTAGGGAGTCCACGCTCGCCACCTGCGGAGTCCGCAACGCCACTCTTGCGAGAGCCAGCACAATACGAATCACCGATGTTGAGCCACAGCGTACCTTCGGGTTTGAGTACACGCTTGACTTCGCGGAACACTTCTACCATGTTCTTGACATACTGTTCCGGTGTAGGTTCAAGTCCCAATTGACCGAACCATGCGTCACAGTGTTTGCAGAACGCCTGCTCTTGGGGTTCCCAATACGCAGATTTGAGTTGTAGTGAATTATTATTATTGCGGGTATTTTCGCTGGGTCGAGTATATCCTTCCCATTCGTGGGAAGTATCACCTTCTCCACGCTCAATACATTCTTGTGGACCCCAAACAATGCCCCTACCACCGTAGTCACGAAGACCCCAATACGGCGGGGAAGTCACGCACATATCGACGGACTCATCATCCATGTACGCCATCAGTTCGACGCAGTTGCCGGTGCGTATTTCAAATACCACTGTTTTCCCACCAATAAAGATAAGGTTTGTCGTAAGAGCGTTGAATCAATTTCATACGAGATAACATTCCGAGAATACTACCTACCACTTGGTTCGACCACTGTTGGTTGCGAGGGATATATCGTTGTCCCAAATCCCTAACTTCACGAGCAGTCAATGGTCTGCCGTGGCTTTGATATTTCAACACGGCAAGTACAGCAATCTTAAGGTAAATCTTCCTACCCTTGAGTCTGCCACCTGTGTACTCGTATAACTCATTGACCTGTTCTAATGTCAATTCCTTAAGACTGCCATTAAGAGTGTTGATAACAGTTCGTTCAGTCATATTATCACCGTTAAAATACGACGGAGGCGGGGCGGGTACGGAAGAGAAACACAACACTCCCTCATGCTTTGGAGGTACACTTTTACCCTTTTTCGAGGCGCAAACCCCACCATGTCGTAATCAATAAGTAAGAACTCCCGCTTGGAAAGCAAAGAACTCGCTGGAACCCATAACATTAGGCCAATGAATGTAAAGACGCATACCTTGTCCGAAGTCACGGAAGTCGTAAATGTAAATGTCACAAGAGCCGGTCATAGGCTTGAACACTTCGTCAAGCCCACCGTCGAACTGCCACTTCCATGTTTCCTTTGCCTTTGTTTTAAGTGCAACATCTGTCACGGTCTGTCCGAGGTGAAAGTCACCTACTTCGACTTGTAGGTGGTGCGAGTCATACTCCACACCCAAAGTGTATCTGTTGAGTCGCTGTCCATTCATGGTGTCGCAACGCAAAGCCTCGTACATATCCGTTGAATCCACGGTGTACTTTGCGAGAGGTTTAATCTTGTCACCGTTGCCGGTGATGTAGTACACACCGTCTGTGTGCCAAACACGGTTCACGAGTTCAATACCTTTCTTGTGGAACTCGCTGATAGTGTCGGGACTGTGAGAGAACGCCTTAGCATCTCCCGATGCGTCGAGCGTGGTTTGTTTTCCCCTACTTTTAATTCGTAGGCGATTGTTTTCTTTATCGAAAACGAGTGTCAATAGTTGACCGTGGTACTTGATGATTCCCAGCATATTGTCGATGCTTTGGATTGGGATATTGCATACATCTTCACCATTGACTGTGCAGGCCATTGTGACCTGTGTCAGCCCCGACAAGTCCCTTGTTAGACTGCTGGCGATGGCTTGTCCCGACTCGCCATTAAGACAAGTCAAGAGTAGTGACTCAACCTGTGCCTGTTGCTTTCCGTTGACAGTCTGCTTGCGCTTCATAATGGTGAGCAAGCGGGTCAAGTCGGCGTTGGTGATTTCAACGGAGGAACTCATCGCTTGACCCCCAAGATGTAGTGTGTGAACTTCATGGCCGGTGCTTCATGCTCGTCTTGAAGTTCTTTGACTGCGGCGACAATGTTGCTCACTTCGGGAAGTTCATCGAGCGTGAACTCCAAATCAGCAAGGCGGGTTTCGATGGCCTCAATGCGCCGTTGAACGGATTTGAAACATTGGAGGGCTTGGTTTAGTATCTCATTTAATTCTGCTTCCATTTCACTCACTCCATGTTAGCATTGGCAGTCCAAACCATTTTACTTTACCCTTGATAATTTCGAGGATGGTGTGGGTCTGCCCGATGTGTTCCATGTGCTTACCTTTGATTTCCTCAAAGGTAGCCTTGACAATCCAATCGTCGTCGTTCTTGAGTGTGGGGTCGGCCTTAACACCAGCGGCGGTATCGGCCCGCTTCATGTAGCGGGACAAGAAGATTTGTTGGGAGAACAAGCGCATGGTACCCTTGTCCCATTCCGGTCGCTCGCCGACCTTCATTAGCACTTTGCCACCGGAGCCGTTGTCAACATAGTTGGAAACATCTTTGAGATGGAAGGTGAAGAACACACAAGGCACAGCAAGACCGTGAAGTCGAGTCATAACTTGGCGGAACAATTGGTTGCGGGTGCGCCATTCCTTTTGGTTGAAGGAGTCGCCTTCTTCCTTGATAACACCCTTTCGGAGCAGAACATCAGTCATGGCGAACTCGCACCATTTCAAGAAAGTCGAACCACCGTCGAATACAATTCCGGCAATATCTTCTCCTTCCTTTGACTTGTCGGCAACAATGTTGACGAAGTAATTTACCTTGTCAATCAAGTTAGCGTAGTTGACGGTAGCATCGTCGTTGAAGATGCTGTCGTCACGCTCGTCAAGAAGTGGAAGGACTGTGATTTCATCATCACCTGCGTATGCGGAGTCGATGGTAGCCTTTGCCGAGTTGTCAACATCGAACACATAGATGTGACCCTTCGGCTTCACCTGTCGGCAAATACTGATGGCTGTACCGGTTTTGGCACAGTTCTCCTTGCCGATTAGTGCCATGCGTACAGGCACCGATTGTGCCGTGTTGTTCTCAAAAAGACCACGGTAGTAGTCCTTGTCAAATCCCGTTTTTGTGACGGTCGCTTCTGTTGTTTTAGTTCCCCAAGACATATTATTCCCTCCTGTTGTAGCCATATAAAGGTTGGCTTTGCCTATTGTTCGCCCACCAAAACGATTCGGTCGGTGAGTAGCATGAGCCGAGCAATTGATGCGGCGGCTTTGAGTGAGTTGACAAGCACGAGAGTAGCGTCGTACACATTAACAGTGTCTTGTGTTTCGATGTAGAACTCCGCCGTGTGCAAGTTCTTGTAGTAGTGCCTTTGTTGGAATAACTTCCTAATATCTGCGAGCGATTGCTCACTACCAGCGTTCTTGGTCAACACACGAACCGGTTCAAGGAGAACCTTCTCCCACCGCTCGTTGCGTGGACTTTCCGGTCGCTCGGTGACGGAAGTGCGTCGTGCGAGAGTCACGCCAGCACCGTGAACGGTGCCACCCTTCATGGCGAGTCGGGTAGCGTTGACAGCATCGTCAACCCTTTCCCTCGTTTCACGGATTTCAGCCTCGCTGAATCCTCCGATGTGAATGTTAGCAATCTTTGAATCCAAACGAGCAATACGAGTGAGTAGTTTTTCCTTTACAAAAGAATGGTCAGCCGCTTCCGCCTGTTTTCGCAAACCTGCGATGTGGTCGTTCAGCGTATTTACAGCCGAAGAGCCAGCAATAAGAACTGTTTCTGTTTCGTTAATTCTAATTGTGTCAGCAGTTCCGAGCATTCCTTTACCGGCAACAACATCGGCAACCGTATGCCCTTCTGCGTCGAAGAATATCTTGCCACCGACAAGGGCTATAATGTCTTCAAACCAAGTCACCGGACCAGCGTATGGTACCTTGATGGCACAAGCCTTGACAACACCACCAACATGATTGGCGATGAGGTTCGATAGAGCAACACCCTTAATGTCTTGACATATAACGATGAGCGGTCGGTTGTTCTCAACCGCAATCTCAAGCGCAGGCATCAAATCTTCAAATTCCTCAATCACGGTTTGTGTCAAAAGGAACAACGGGTTGTGGTATTCGACGGTACGCCTGTTCGTATTACAGAACATCGGAGAAACGAATGTTGTGGGAACACTTGTTCCGAGGGCTTTCGACCAAATCGTATGGTCAAGGGAGCCGACCTTGAGATTGACGAGAGCGTCGGGGCCGAGTTCCGTGAAGATTTCAGCAACGAGTTCGCCAAGATATTCGTCGTTGTTAGCGGCGACAGAAGCCACGAACTTTAGCCGCTGTTCTAACTTTTCCCAATCATCATCGTCAGTGAGTGCATCAAAATCAATCTCATCACTTTGTCGTTCGATGTATGCAACGGTTTCGTCGGTCAGTTGAGCGATTTCTTGGGCGGCTCGGACTTTGTTGGGATGGTCGGCGTATGCGTTGCAGATTGCACGAGCAAGTAGTGTTGCCGTTGTAGTACCGTCACCGGAAGCCTGTTGAGCCTCAAGTGCGGCCTGTCGGAACAGTTGCACTGCGGCTTGCACAGCAGGCTTTTCGGACTGTACGGAGGAAACAATCTTCACGCCGTCGTTCAACACCGTTGGTGGTCGTTCGGGATGCGTGACGAGAACAGTTCTCGCCTGCGGTCCCAGCGTACCTTCAACGGCATCAGCGACAAGGTTGATGGCCTCCAAGAAAGCGGCTTTCGCCTCTTCACCCATGACTACATTCGACATTTACTTTACCCCCAAAGTTATTTGCGACTCAATCCCAGCCGTCTTCGCCATCGTCAGTGTCAGCGAGAGGTGCGATGCGGTTCATGCACCACCAGCCGGAGGTCATAAAGCGAGCCTCGCCGTCACGAGTGACCCACGGGGAGCCAACAACAACGAGTTCCGAACCAACGCCGAAGTCAACCGAGGTTTCCTCGGAGGCACCGACATAGACTTCGATTGGTGGGGTTTCCGACATAATATCGGCATCAGCCACGGTCACGATGAATCCACCGTTTTCACGAGGGTCGATGTGAACCACTTCGACAACAGTAGCGTAGGTGGTGTCCCACTTTGCCTTGTCGTCAAGAGTTCCGTAGTGTTCGTGACACTTGTCGAGAGAAGGCATGAGCGTTTCACCGAGCCAATCAGCGATAAGTCCACTTGCACCGTTTTCGTCAACCATGAGAGGTGGTGCGGTAAAGATGGATGAGAGTTCAGCATCAGTGGTGAAGGCGGTGACCTTTGTACCGTATGCCATACCTTCACGGTTGGCAGGTTTCATACCGATGGTGCCGGTGACGAAGGTAGGCCAAGATTGCTTTGCCAAGTTGCCGTTGTACCGGAAGGAGTGTAGGCTCGGACTGTCGTTGGAGCCAGCCTTGCGACCCAAGAACAGACACGAGCGGTCGGGTTCTTCAAGTGGGCGAGCGGAGCCGTACTTGAAGTTCGGCTTGCCGTTTGCGAAGTGAGTTGTCGCTTTGTCCCAAATGAGTGAGAACGAGGTGTTCGCATCAAGAGCAATATGTCGTGGTGGAATCTCTTTGATTTCATCCGAGCGAGTACCTTCGGTGAAGTCTTGCTGGTTCAGCAAGGAAGGGTTGGCGTGACGGGTGTAGGTTCCGTCGTGGTTGTTCTCATAGATGATGAGCGCACCTTGACCAACAAGAGCGAGGCGTTGTGCCATGTCCGGCATCGACTTGAGAGTCTTGCTCATCTTGTTGTAGGCCATCTTAGCCCAATCCTTTTCACGAGGGACATTGACGAACATACCTTCGTACATCGTTGCGCCACTGCGGGTCAATTTTGCCTTTTCAGCCACCAATTGTCGTGCCGCTACTCGTAGGGCAAGAGTCTTGCGTTGTTCTTCGTTCTTACCGGATGCTTCCCAACCTGCGCCTTCTTGGGCGAGGATTGCATCGGCTTTCGCCGATAGCGTCTTGGGGTCAGTTCCGACTTGCGTTGCCACTTTTTCAATCATTTGTTCGTATGCTACCATGTAGATTTCTCCTGTATTTTGTCGTCATGTTGTGGGGATATAAAGGTTGTTATTGGCTCCCTCCGACCAACATACGAACGAAGTTGTAGCGCACTACCTCTTCATCCACACCGTTGATTATGTCACGCTCGGCAGTGATTGCCGCTTCAATGACTTTCATCTTGGACTGTGCTTTTGCCGGTGATTCGACAGCGTATTGGAAACACGCTCGTATTTGGTACCGAACATCACCCTTCAACATCTTGACTGCTGTTTCAAGATTCTTTTCCCGAAAACATACTATCAACATTTTAGAGAAGTCGATGTGGGGCGCAGTGAGGCTGTCAAGGAATGCTTCGGCGTTTCTGCCTGTCATACCACAGTAGGTCTGTAATGCTCCAATCGCATTTCGCAAGTCACCTTCGTGACCTTTTGCGATAACTTCGACAGCAGTCTTGGAAATATCGGGAGCGTGTTGAACAGCAATTTTAGTCAATTGTTGAACCATATCCTCATTTGGTATTGGGCTAAAAGTACGCACTTGGCATCGGCTTTGTAGCCAGCGTGAAACCTTCGGAAGACGGTTGCAGGTGAGAATGAAATAACCGTTAGCGTTTTCAATAACGCCTTTGAGAGCAGACTGTGCGGCATCGGTCAGTTGGTCGGCCTCGTCAAGCAAAAAGATTCTTTCCTTAACACCACTTCGGGTCATTGGTATAATGACTTCTTCAATGAACTCAATCCCACGCTCTCTCTTGGAAGATGCGTTGAAGGTCACGATTTGCCAACCTAAGTCCTTTGCGAGAGCGATAGCCATTGAGGTCTTTCCTGTACCGGCCATTGGCGAGAAGAAGATGTAGTGTTGCATCGGCATTTCCCCGACAACCACTTGATGTAGTTCAGCGACGAGTTGGTCTTGTCCTACTATTCCCGTAAGACTTGTTGGTCGGTGGTGAGTAGCCCAAACGGTCATTCAATCAACTCCATTAGTGTTTTAGCCATCTTTATTCCTCTTTCATCCCATCGTAGCCAATCTTCGGATAACTCTTTGATACCTTCACGCAACCGCTGGACTTCTGCTTGTAGGTTCATGTAGTTATCAACCATCTTACCTGTGAAGTATCGGCCTTCGCTTCCTTCGTATTTGTCTGTGTCAATCATTCTTCTTCCCCCGTTAAATCGTAAATCACTTTCTGTGCGGCGCACAATTTGCAGTGATGTTTAGCCTCAAATTGAGGGAAGCACTTGTTGGGCGTTTTACACTTGACACAGTGAGGACATTTTGTACGACCAAGTAGGCCCGACTCATAAGTCCTACCGCAGTGATAGCAAGCGGTCCAGCGTCCAAGAATCTTGTAGCGGGTCATACTTCCACTTCCCAAGATGCGTCGAGTGTGCAGTGGTAGCAGGCTCGCTCACCGTCTTTTGCGATAACAGCGTCGTCGCATAGCGGACAAAGCATGAGTCCCTTAGAGGACAGTACGCTCTTGAAAAAGAACTTGACTACCTTTCCAGCCATCACTCATCATCCCCACAGTCGCATTCAAAGCAAGACCAACAGCCTTCGCACGAACCATTGTCACACCACTCAAATTGGTCGTCGTCAACATATTGACCACAACAATGAGTGTAGCCATCCTGTATTTTTCCGTCAATAGCAAATGGTTCACCGACTCCTGTGTAGTCACCCTCGCAAGTGATTTCGGGGTAGTCTTCCATGCCGTAGTCAGTGTGACCGATGATACCGTTGCCCTTGTAATTCTTCATGGGGTCGGTGTCGCAAAGAGCAAAGGGGATGCAACAAATGGATGCTGTGTCGGCACAGTGAGATGTACCAGCACGATGCCAAAATTTCTGCTCCAAGCCGCTGTACGACCATGAGCCGTCGCCACCCGTCGATTGGATAACGAGGTCGAAGCCTTTCCACTTGACAATGTTGGAGCCGTAGCCTTGACCTTCGGTGGCGGCGTTCCACACCTCACAGAAGTCGCCCCATTCGGAGTCCTTGATGTAGTAGCAAGGGTCGCTGATGATAAAGTCGTTGACATTCGGCTCACCGTATTCATCGAGTTGCCACGGTTTAGGATGCTTGATTTCCTGTGTGTAGGTGTTGTAGTGAATCTCCGGCATCATTGACCGCACCCCCCATGCTTGCAGATTTCGATGTAGTCACAAAGCAACAGTATCTTGTCGGAAGAACACGAGTACAGGAATCCGAGCCTGTCCTTGTTCCACAAAAGCCACTTCTCGTCAAGGTAGTCTTCCGTAGCCTGCGGGAAAAGTACACTCTTAAAAGTATTGTAATCGAGGCGACCGAGGTACTTCAAATCCTCAAGCACTTTGGTGACTTGAGCGGAGAAGTTATTTGGTCGTCTTTTGTTGGCCCATTCAATTTGTATGGCACAGTCCCAACCGTTAATCCGTTCACAATGCACGAGGAATGAAACGACAGTATCGACGCCATAATCGTCACACAACTCCTCAATGAGCGGTCGAGAGGATTGGATGCGCTTGCCTATCTGCGCCGCAACAACAGCGGCGAGTCCCAACGCATCACTTAATGTTGCGCTCATTCTTCCGCCCCCAAAAGTGCTTGAAATTGTTCGGCGAATTTGATTTGCATGGAACAGTCGGAAGCGAAATTGTCCTCGTGTGCTTCAAAGAAGTCAATGACTACTTTGCACGAACTTTCATCACACATGTGTTCGACAGTATCACGGTCGTACTTCCAAACATCGTTAGCAACGAAAAGAGCGAGGTCCATCATAGTGTAATAACTCATTCGCTCACCTCAATGCAGTCAAGAATGTCTTCCATGTAGCATGATTCAATCTCATTCTTAATTATGTCACGCAAGGTGTTATCCATTAGTTCATCAATGTCAATGTCAAGGTCAATGTCAAGGTCAATTTTTACTGTTATGTTCATGTTCATTCCTCCAAAAAGTCTGCGAGTACGATACCCTTGTATTTACGAGTTCCAGCCGGTTGCGTCTTAGATACGGGGGCTTCATGTTCCCTTTCACTGCGAGGCATATAAGGCTTCTCTTCTGCCTGTGGTACGATGACACGGAAGGCCGAGAAGTATTGTTTCCTTGAAACCATTTGGTTGCCGTTCTTGGCTCGGCGGCGTGGGTGTATGAGGTGCCAAGCGACTTCGACCTTGCGACCATTGACAGCCCTCACGGACTCGGCGTTGAACAGGTACCCACCGGACTTGTATGCTGTTTGCACAACTGCGGTGACGATGAAACCACCGGTCTTGGATGGCACAGCGGTGCGACCAGCACACTCCTTGATTTGGGCGACGGTCAACTTCTCGCCGACCTTGAATGGACTTCGTGTGACACTCATTGGCTCACCCCGAACTTGATTGCGCCTTCCAGCGTCTTGATTTTTTGGTGCGACGATTCTGCGAGCAACAAAAGTCGGTCGAACCTCAATACATTTTGCGGTAGTGCTGTGAGAACAGAAGAACCCGAATGCTCAGTTTGACTATCAAGCACTTTCTGTAATCCGTTATGCGTTCTAATTTCGTTCGTCAAAAGTTGGGAAAGCAGTATCACTTCGTCTTTCAAGGTACAGTCGCCGAGGTCGTAGTGATTAACGACCGCATCGAGCCAATCCCTTGTGTTCCTCCAATTGATGATTGGAGTAAATTGTCCAAGTTTGGAATGGGCGCAAGAACGGTGAAACCAATGCTCCCCTTCATCGCAGACCATTGTTGTGAAGCATTCGCCGCAGATAAAAGCGGCTTCCGAGCGTTGGCCGGAAAAGGCGTGTAGCGGTGTTTCTGTTTGTGTTTCTGTCATGTGTTTCATTCCTCCTTTTGTTTGTAATCATTGTGTGTGTGGGGCAGGCGATGCTGGCGTCGGTTCATAAGGTTGCGAATCAAAACAGCGACATTCTTGGCCGCTGTTGTGAAACGCTTTTCAGTCACCGGACAGTTCACCATGTTAGCCTCGACTTCATCGAGAGGTATGTTGTTTAACACCTCTTTCAAAATCTCGTATTCAACATGTGGTACTGTCTTTGCTCGCATCTCCCTGCCTCTAAATATACATAGACGGCTGGGCTTATAAAGGTTGTGGTGGTCCGACTAAACGGATATTCGACCACAATGCAAACATTCCTCGGAGTTCGGAGGAAAGATGCGAGTTCGACCACAAGCCACACATTTCATGGCTTGCCTGCGCTCCGATGGAGTCATGGTCGAAGGTTCACGGATGAACTTGATTTCGTCTTTCGATAATACTACTTCACGGTCCAAATCGTAAAGTGCGTGAGATGAACGATGGCCGAGGATATTCTCAACCTTGCGTTTGCCAACGGTAATCACCGAATGGGACTTGCACAGCAGTGCGGAAAGGGAATGAGGTGAAGGAATGTGATTGACTCCCTTCTTTTCACCGAGAGCGACGGCAACATCTTCTTTCGTCATTGGTCCGCCTTCCCAAAGTATTTCGAGAATAGCCCGTCGTACACGACGATTCGTTGCGCTCATGTCCTGTCCCACGGAAGTGTTTTATTTAATGTTGCCCTAACAGTTATGAGTCATACCACATCAGCGCATCCATCGCCTGCGCCGCCATCGTCGCATCTTCTTGAGCATCCATGTGTGGTGGATTCGTATTGGCGAAGGTCGGTCGCTGTCGTGGACTCGTGTGTATTCGGCGGCTTTCGATGATGGCCCACTGCTCAATCAACCGTAGCATGAGGTACCCATTCATACCCAAAGAGCCGACCAAGACGGCAAACAGTAGGAAGTCCATCACACCCATTCCAAGATACTCTCCTTGCCTTTCTTGACACCCTTCGGGAGAGGTTCTCCTTTAGTGCGAAGGTCGTTGCGAACCTTCCCATCGAGGGCAATAATGTTCTCCCAATACTTGTCACTCTCACGAAACCCGTCGGGCGGCGATTCCTTTTTCTTGGACTTCTTGGGCCACTCCCAACGAGAACGAGAAGACTTCAACCCGTATGCCAAAAGCGATTCGGTGTACTCGGCAGGTAGCGTGTACGAAGTCTGTGCCAACATACGCCACAATTCTATTTCCTCAATCTTATTGCGGCGGAGGAATGCGAGAGCAAGCGGGATTGGTAATACGCCACGAATCGACTTGAACACTCTCGTCCTATCATCCCAGCGAAACATCATCTCCACTTCCCGTTTGAAACCATCACGCCCAGCCTTAAGACTCTTGTCCACGATTATTAGTTCCTTAATTGTTTTACTCAATTTAGGCATCTTATCCAAGACAAAAACCATTCGATAGGAAACAACATCAACCCAACGCTTGATTTCTTTTTCGGTAATCTTTACACCGTGGATGATGTAGGTTGTATCGGGAGCAACCGGTGCATATTCGATACCACGGGTTTCGATAACTTGACCGATACGATACGCCCTTTCGTCACTCGTCAAGATAATTATGCCCCTCATATCTCGTCCCTCCAAACGGGTCGTGTTCCAAAATGTGAGTTCTAAGGTTGTTCATCTGTGCGTGACTTAGACCCCACACCTTTCTAACAACAACGCTTTGAATAATATAGGGACCATAATACCAAGTCGGCTTGTCTTCAAGAAGACAAATTGTACCATGCTCCATCATCGCTTTGATGAGTTGTGGGTACTCGCTCTTTTCAATGCGACGAGCGAACAGCGTATTCTTCGGACCCTTTCTCCATTCAATCATGTTCAGTCCTCCCAATCAACATCGACAGTGTGCGACGGTGGTTTCAACGCCGCCACTTGTAGTTCAATCATGTCGAGCAACTTAGGCTCATCACGAAGCGTATTCACGAGAACACCCATGACCCCATCCATTTGTTTTTGTGCTAACAATAGTTGCGAGTCAACACCAATCTCTTTCTTGAGTTGTCCGACGAGTCGGAGCGAGGTGTTGGCCTGTGCGACCAACTTTGCCGCATCAGTGACCCACTCGGAAGTGATACCGCCTTGACTGTCCTTCATGGACTCAAGTTCGTCAAGCCATCCGAGAAGCCTGCTCACAATGTCCTGTGCCGCATCGAGCGTGTTGATGGACTCGTAGCGCATATTCTCCATGTGCTTCGCTTCTTCGGGGTCGTAGTCCACATGGTTGTCCATGTGTTCCATGACAGTACCAACCGGCCAAGCGTATTTCTCTTCAAGGTAAGCCGGACTCACATGACCAGCATGGACTTCGACCTCAAGTTCCTTTCGGGTCGAGATGCCACACATGGGACAGTCGGGAGTGTCGAGAACCCACCGTAGGGTTTCGATGTTCAGTGCGTTGCCTTCGCTGGCAAGCCGTTGCTCAATCTCACGCTGACTTCTCATCGGATTCACCTCCCCACTTCTGTACCACTTGGGCTGGGTCTGTTAAGGTTCCTATTCGACACATGACACCTTTGCGACCACGCCCCTTAGTCTTGGGGGTATATTCACAGTACCACGGTTGGTTGACGAGGTTGTCGTCAATCCATCGCTTTGCCGCTGTGTAGTCACCACGAGTTATGATGCGGGCGATTTCCTTAAGCAAGGTGGACTTGGTAATGTCTTGCATCCAAAACGCATCCTTGATGAGTCGTGCATCGGAGTCCATAACCGAGCGTCGCATGACAAGAGCGGCTTCAAGAATCTTGAGTAATTTTTCGTCAAGACTTATGTTCAGCACTTGATTTCCTACCCAATCATCACACATCATGGCGTAGCCGATTGCGATGCGTCGGAACAAGTCGGACTCAAAGGAACGAATGTCCGGTCGGTCAAGCCAAGCACCCAACTCTTCCGAGAAGTGAACACCACTTGGAGGGTCGAAGATTGCGTCGAGCATCCGTGTGTTAATCCAATTGCGAATGTGAATGACTTCTTCGGCGAGCATGGCTCGGTCTTCACGGGTCATGTTGACCTGCTTGTGCTGGGCCGTCTTGTACGCCGCTTCTTTTTCGGGACTCATCTCAATGTCGATGATAAACAGACGGCGGTCAAGACCGGACTCCATCTCAAGTCGGCTCGGCTGTGTTCCGCCCCACATAGTATAGCGGGTATTATATCGTACACGACCCATCCTCATCGCCTTCTCAACCCGACCATTGTCAAGGGAAGTGAGAAGTTGATTCTTCATGTCAACGCTGTGGTCTTTCTTGTTTGCATCAGTGAGCGATGATGATTCTTCAAAACCGAGAAACCCTCCGCACATATCACGAGCCAACGGGCGACCTGTGATGTTGCCGTCTTCATCGACGGAGCCGAACATACCGGCCTCGGTGACGGAGTTGGGACCGAGCATTGTGCGGAAGCCGGAGCCGTCTTCAAACGCTGTTGGTGTGTAAAGCAAACCTGTACCTTCTGCGAGGAACATATTGATGAGCATACTTTTACCGGAACCCTTCTCACCACGCATCAAGATGTGAACTCGTGTGTCGGCGAGTTGTGACATTGGTGTGTAAATCGGTGCGAAGGAATGTCGCATGGGACAGTTAGGAATGTTGAAGTCTGCGTTGTGCAAAGGGTCAAAGTCACACCGGCTACACTTGTTGATACCATTGAAGATGTGTGCGCCAATCGAAGTGACAAAGATTGGGATTTTGTCTTCAACATCGACATAGTAGTTTGCCTTTGCGAAGTTTAGTATTCGGTCAATAATCTTCGTCATTGGAACTCCCCCATTGATGTGTCTTCGTCAAAGCCTTGACTTGAAAGTTCGGTTTCGACAGACATTAGTGTTGAGATTGTTTTTTCCATTTCTTTATCGCACCACGGGAGGCCGGATAGTTGTAGGTAAATCGTCATTTTCTTGAGAGCCTCAATGTCGATGAATTGACCTTCGTCTTGCGAGGCTACTACGGCCTTGCCTTGCATACCCATTTTATCGGCAAGCATTGGGAAGGCCCACGCAGGCAGGGCGAGGTATGAGTCTTCGTCGGAGAACAGCCCCTCCCAATCATTGTCACTCGTATGCACATTGATGGCTGGATTCTGTTCTGCGTCGAGAATGTTCATCGAAGTAATTGTGCATATTTGTTCACAGCCCTCCATCTTCAAGTAGCGCAAAAGACTGTACATCATTGGGTATGAGTTCTTCCAAAGGTCTGCGTTGGGTTCACCTTTACCGTCACTGTTCGGGTACCAATTTGTTATTGCGATAAAACAAATATCTTCTGTCACTTGTGTGATGCGCCACCCAATATCATTGGGCTTTGGTAGTCTGTTGAATGCCTCAATGTTTTGGTATCGGGAAGTGATTGTCGCCACTTCGGTACCGTCGCCTTCGATAGCCTTGCCACAGATGAGAGGGATGAAGCCGTACTCGCCTTCGACATAAAGGTACACCGTCTTAGGGTTGAACATCGTGAACGATTCATTGTGAAAAATATCAATGTCCAAGAACTGTATGTGTCCGCTCATTGTAAAGCCTCCTTGACATACTCTCTAACGAACTTTGGCATACGGTCTAAGCGTCGGATTGGGGAACGGGTGGGGTCGAGGTAGGGTGCCGTGATTTCGTCCATTGTACGGGCTTCCAAGACACAAACGAGGTTGGTGCTTGGAACACCCTTCCATTGTTTTAGCGCACTGATGCTTCCGGTGAACGGGTAGGTTTCCTTGGTGACTTCGTTGTACCATCCGACCCGTCGGAACATACGGGAGTTGAGAAGGACTTGGGTCAAGGTCTGTTGCTTAGGTATAGACTCGTTGCCATACACTGCTGAGTAGTGCTGGTGGATTGTTGATGTGGTCATGGCATCGTTGTGGTTGACCATGAATGACCATACCCTTTCTGCCAATCGGTTGTTGTTTCGCTTGCCCATATCTTATGGTAGGTTTGTAGGGTTATAAGGGCTTTGTTTTTGTTGATTTGGGAATGCGAGAAAGAAATAAACGCTGTACTGCGCCCAAATGTGTTAATTCTTTTTTTGTTTCATAGAGGTTTAAGAAAAGAAGTATTAACTAAGATAGGAGCCTTTACTAAAACACCTATGAAGTATTGAAAGAATTAGGGAACAGGCTCGCAGTGTAGCGTTTTATTCTTTCAGTGACTCGTTTAATGATGAAAAAGAATTGCACGATTGGAACCTTCGGAACTCCAAGTCGTCCCTCTCGGTGAATCTCATTCCACTGTCCAAAGGTTTCAATTGAGGGAATACAAAACCATGCCGAAAGATTGTGGAAAGATATTCGAGTCTTTCGCCGATATTTTCAGCGATTTTACCTACTCCCGAAACCGGAAATACTTCGTGTCTTTGTGGTCGGAAACCGGACCCCTCCTTTTCGATAACGGAAAAGATAACATGATTTCCCCCAATACTATCCATCACGACCACTTTAAAATTTGCATCTTCCGGTAAAGTAATGACTATTGCGGGAACTGTTTTAATTCTCGTTCTCGTTTGAAATGTTAAGGGAATACTGTACGAATTTTGGTATTCTCTTTCGAGTAGTAAAAGATTAGGGGTTATGTCTGTTTCGGATGCGCTTGGAGATGAACTCAAACAAAATGTCCCTTTAGTCGGGTGGGCTTGGTGGTCAAACCAATCGCCATCTCGTATTTGTAATCGAAGATGGGGCCAAGCCGTGGGGTCTTGCAGTAGCGAGTCAATGACCTGCTTCCCCAGCGTGGCATCCTTCAAGTCGTTGTTGACCGGAGTTCTTGGTAGGGGGTCGTCGGGAAACAGACTGTCGAGCAGTGACCACAACGCCCTCTTGCCATGCAAGATGATGTGTCCGCTGGGGGTATCAAGCCCGAAGTATGGTTGAAAGATATAAGATGCACTTTTGTCGTTGTATCTTTTTTTACTATACGGGTAATAAAAAGATACTGACAATTTGTTCGTCGGAGTGAACAGCCAAGTACCAATCTTCATTGTTTCACCTTAGCGGCGACCCATGTAGTCCATGCGTCTTCGCTCTCAAGGTAGTAGCCCTCACTCAAATATGTTTCGTCTGCGACGCCTTTCATGCTCACAGTACGAGAGTTCACACCTTTCATAATCCTCATCGTCTGTGCAACGCCGTTGGAAGTCGGTATGTATGAGGAACTCAAGCCGGAGGCTATGAGCAAGTCCTTCATTTCTTTTGCGGAAATAATTCTATCATCATTATCTTTGAGAATCTTGATGATTCGATTTTTTAGAGCAAGACGCTTGATTCGTGCCATTCAAATAACCTCCGTTGGGTTCCACCAAGACGGCGCAGGTACACCCTTGTCCCAACGAGCAAAGCCACTCTTTTCTCGCATATAAAAGATGCGGTAGGCTTCGACTGCGCTGTACTTTTCAGTGTCGAGCAGGTCGAGGTTGCGGTCTTGGGATTGGTTGAGGCAACGAGCAAACGCTGTTCTTTTTGCTTCGGGTATGTAGTCACTCCAAACCACAGCACCTTGTAATTGGTTCAATTGGGATTGGGCAAAATGTGTTTTACCAAATCGTATTTCAAATTGGTTGCACAGTTCTTTAGCGTGTTCAAAAAGCCAAATCCAATTCCTAAGATTTTCGGAGGCCCACTTTGTCGCTGGGTGGTTTCTGTACCCGCCTTTGTGGGGCTTGCCGGTTGTCTTGGTGAGGGGCATTCTGTGAGCAGGTGCGTCGTTGTTGAGCAGGCCCGAAACGAGCATCTGTACGCTTTCGACACACATCTTGCTCGCGTGAGAATCGCATACCATGCGGGCCGCTTCTATGGCACAGTCGTCAAGTGCGAAGATGTTCATTCGTTCAACTCCTGTACTTTGTCGATGGCGTCTTGGTGGGCTTGCACGAGGCGTTGTGTGAGCGTGGCTGTGAGAGTCGTTGGGTCCATGCCGAGGTTGTGGCATAGTTCGGTGATGATTTTGATTGCATCTTTAGCGACAGTCTGTACATCGGCGGTACACTGCTTGTTGATAGCGAGCAACGCTTCCATGTTGTTAGCAAAATCGTTGATGGTGAATTTGATGCTCATTGTGAATCCCTCCATTCATTCAATTTTGCGACAACGATTGCTTTGTATGCAATCACTTCTTTCCCCGATGGGGAAGTCTTGGTGTGTGCTGATGAATAGTCAACAACCAAGTTCCACATGATTCCGTCAATTTCAATCGGTATCATTGGTATTCCCCCAACTTTTCTTCAAGGGCTTCGTCGGACAGCAGTTCGGTGCGAAGTTTGTTGACTTCTTCTTTCACTGCGTCGGGGTGGTTGTGGCTGAAAGACCAATCGTTGATTGGTACCACATCGCACCACGGGTCGCCTGTGAGCATCACGCTGATGGTCTGTCGCCAGCCGTTCGGCTCCATGACGCCTTCGTGTCGTACACCGTATTGGAAGGTGAGGTTGGTGTGTTCGTAGTTGAGTGCTTGGTGTGCGACTTCGTAGTAGTCAAGTCTGTCGGGCCTCTCTTCGGTGCCGTCGATGAGGTGGTAAAGGTCGTATCGGTCGGGCATGGTAAAGAAGCGCACGATTGTGAACCCACGGGTTGTCATCGCTTCGATGAACCTCGCAAGGTTTTCTTCGTAGTCAAGGTTTCTTAGTGCTTGGTCAATTGTGTCTGTGTTTGGTTTCATGTTATATCTCCTGTGTTGGGTATCGGCTTCCGCCTACAAATTAAGTAGAACCTTCTACTATTTAAAGTTGTTGGTGGGGCGACTAAAGAGAGAGAGGGGTCTATTTCCGCCCCTCCCTGTTTTTTCTTTCGGCAATTTTCTGCTTCTTGTAGCAGGGTCGGCAAAGGTTGGCACCCTTACCACGAGTGTTGGGTTTGTGTTCGGAACAGAACAAGTCACCGCACGAGAGGCATTGTGCCGGACTCTTGATTGCGTTCACGAATGCTTGTCGCTGTGTCGGGTTGTACAAGGTACTGCCGATGGGAATGTCGAAGTCTTCGGGACCAAAGACGACCAAATCTTCTCCACCTGCGACGGCGCACATGGCTTCTTCGTGTGACCAAGAGATTGCACACTCGGCACATGAGAAGAACTTTTTTGGTAATAGTTCTGTGAGAGGAGCGGCTTGCCAAGTGAGTCGAGTGTACCTTTCAAGACCCTTGCGGTAAAGTTCTCGGTTTGAATCGGCAACTTTGACAGCGAACTGAATGTCTGTGGTGATGCGCCACGGACTGCCAAGACCGGCAAAGAACTGTGGTGAACCACCATCGGTGGTGAATAGAATCATCATTGACTCGCCTCCGCTGAATCGAGTGCAGACTGCTTTAGTCGGTATTGCTTTTGTCGCAATTTTTCTGCTGTGTTTTCTTCAAACCGTTCATCCAACTTGACGAACTTTGCGATTTGGTGAGTGGTTGGCAAGTAGCGCATGGTCACTGTGGACCGCTTGCGTTGGGTGGTTGGTGGGTTCTTGCGCTGGTCTGCGAGAAGTTCCGTCATACCACGAGTGGTGAGCCACGGGTTCCCTTTTTCTTTAAGGGAAAAAGCAAGTCGGTCTGTGATTTGCTTGCGTCGCTTCGCTGTTCTGTCGCCGACTGCCATCACTCTTCACCATCCGTTTGTCTTTGTTGGAGGATTCGCCAGCCGGTTTGAAGCCGGTCGTGACAATTCTTGCAGGCGGTGCGTGTGGTACCGTCAACCAACTTCTTGCATTGGACGAACTTGACGGCTGGGTGTTTCTGTGTGCCGAAACGGGAATCAAAGGTGTGCATACCCTCTTCCCATTGGAACTCCGTTGAGCCAGCCATGTACTTCATTTTCTCTTTGGGATATGAGGCTGGTGGAGTCATGGAACTGCCG